GATATAAAAGATATTTTTGAAGCAGTAAAAACTTGCAATAGTGGCCCTAATAATCCAGCAAGTCCAGAGCAGTTTATGTTGTTTGGAGATAATACAACTGGAGATTTGAATTTAAAAATATATGATGGTTCTCAATTTAGAAATATAGGAAAAGTAAATGAAGATAATTTAGGTTTATTACTTCGTTCTGGCGGTATTATGACAGGTCAGATATTAGGCGATGATCTTTCTCTTAAAGGCAGTCCAGCCTACTCATTTGACCAAGATACTGATACAGGAATGTTTAGATCAGGCCCTAATAAAATAGGTTTTTCGACTGAAGGTAATGAAAGAGCAATCATAGATAATTTTGGTTTAAATATAGAAAACCAAGGTCAGATTGTTTTTAGAGAACAGTCAAGCAATGGTTCTAATGGTGTCGTCTTAAAAGCAAAGGCTTCTTTATCTAATGATGTGAGCCTCACTCTTCCTGACGCAATTACAAATGGTGGGTTTTTACAGACAGATGGATCAGGACAGCTAAGTTTTCAAATTGTTAATGGTGTTCCAACAGGTGCGATATTTGCTTTACCTGATACACAAGCAACTGGAACAGGTTATCAATCTAATGGTATTCCTACTGGATATTTAGAATGTAATGGTGCATCTCTTGTTCGTTCTACTTATGCTGCTCTTTTTGCAGTTATTGGTACAAGATATGGTGTTGGATCTTCAAGTAATAATACAACTTTCAATTTACCTGATCTTAGAGGTGAGTTTATTAGAGGTCTAAATACAAGTAGTTCGGGTGCTGATCCTAATAGACAAATAGGTTCTAATCAAGGTGGGCAAAACGTATCACACTCACACGCTGTTGACATTACAACCAGCACCAAAAGTTTAACTGGTACGATGAGGAAAATATCAGAGACATTCAATAGCGGTGGAGGTACAGCGTCAGGAGTATTTACAAAGACATCAGGAGAAAATGCTTCAAACACTCCGTCAAGAGTAGATGGTAGCCCTGCTGCTGGTGTGGATTTAGATGTCTCTCACAATCACACAGTACAAGGTAATACAAATACTGACGGTGGTACTGAAACTCGACCTCGCAATATAGCTATGATGTACATAATCAAGATTTAATTATGGCAATTCAACCAGCCACATATAATATGACGATCCAAAGAAGATCGGATCATAAAATCCAAATTATTTTTAAAGACAGCACAAATACTGCAATAAATTTAACTGGATATACTGTAGAAGCTCAAGTTTGGGAGGAAACTCGTACTGCAAAATTTGCTGACTTTACTATTGCATATACAGATAGATCCGCAGGCACAGTTGATATTTCATTAACAGATATACAAACCGCAACTTTCTTGCAAGATACTTTAAAATATGATGTATTACTAACAAACCCTACTGGAGAAAAAGAGTATTATCTAGAAGGGAGCATTAAAATGAGTGAGGGCTACACCGCATGACTTCAGTAAACATCACTACAACTAAAAATAGTGTAACTGTTAATGAAGGAGATCCAACAGTCGTAACTATTGCAACTGAAGGGCCACAAGGTCAAAGTTTTTCCGTAACAGGTACAACTCTTGATGATTCTGCAAAAATTAACAACTCTGTACTGTATTTTAACCAAAGTAGTGGTACATTTAAAGCAGATGCTACTCGTACTGTAGAAAACTTAGTCGATGGAGGTTCGTTTTAGTGGCAAACACAATTAGGGTCAAAAGATCTACAGGATCATCAGCACCAACATCATTAGCAAATGCAGAAATAGCTTTTGCTGAAGGTAATGAGATAGGTTATATCGGTATAGGAACCGGTGGAGCAGGCGGTTCTGCTACTACTGTTAACAAAGCGTTTGGTAAAGGAGCTTTTTGGGATAAGGACACTACAAGAACAGCTAATACCATACTTAGTGGCCCGATTGCTGGAAGTGCTGCATCACCAACATTTAGATCTCTTGTAATTGCTGATCTTCCAAGCCATCCACATACGCTTATCAGCGATTTTGATGCTGGTGTTAGAACAAATAGATTAGATCAAATGACTGTGCCGACAGGTTCAGTTTCAATGAATAGCCAAAACATTACAAACCTAGCTGATCCAGTAAATACACAGGATGCAGCGACAAAAGGTTTTGTCGAGGCTACAGCACAGGGACTTGACGTTAAGGATTCTTGTGTTGCTACAACAACAGCAAACATAACAATATCAACTGCACTTAATAACGGAGACACTCTGGATGGTGTATCTCTTTCTACTGGAGATCGTGTTCTTGTTAAGAACCAAAGTACTTCTAGTCAGAATGGTATTTACGTTGTTGGGGCATCGCCAGCTAGGGCTGCTGATTTAGCTACTGGTGCTAATGCTGCTGGTTTCTTTACTTTTGTTGAGCAGGGAACAGTTAACGCAGAAAATGGTTTTGTTTGTACTTCCGACTCTGGTTCAGCCGTTGTAGGGACAAATAATTTAACCATTGCTCAATTTTCTGGTGCTGGGCAAATTACCACAGCAGATGGTTTGCAGAAATCAGGAAATACTATATCTGTTGATCTTAAGGCTAATGGTGGTTTGCGAATTGAATCTACTGAAATTGCTGTCAACCTTTCTGCTACTAATATATCTGGAACTTTAGGGATTGGAGATGGGGGTACAGGTACAACAACATCAGCCCAAGCCAGAATAAATCTTGGTGTACAAATAGGTACAGACGTTGAGCCACACTCAGACAAGCTTACAGAGCTTGCCACAATGGGTCAGACAACAGCTAACAGCTTGGCTGACTTAACTGCTGCTGAAGTGCAAATTTTAGATGGTGCAACTTTAAGTACAGCAGAATTAAATTATGTTGATGGTGTTACCTCTGCTATCCAAACACAGTTAAATAACAAGCAGCCATTAGATGCTGAGTTAACAGAACTCGCAACAATGGGTAATGCAACAGCCCAAGCGTTAGCAGATTTAACTCAAGCTGAAGTTCAAATTTTAGATGGTGCAACAGTTACAACTGCTGAATTAAATACGCTTGATGGTATTACTTCTACAGTTTCCGAGCTAAATATTTTAGACGGAGTAACTGCTACAGCCACCGAAATTAATCTTCTTGATGGCAAAACAATTACAACATCAGAGTTAAATATATTAGACGGAAACAACTCTGCTACAGCAACGACTTTAGCTACTGCTGATCGTTTTATTTGTAATGATAATGGTCAGATGAAGCAAGTTGCTTTATCGGATTTGGTTACATTCTTAGAAAATGAGAGTGTTTCGGGCTTTAATATAGATGGGGGAACATACTAAATTTAGGTTATAAGGAGGTAAGCCGATGGCAAACAAAATTAAACTTAAAAGAGGTAGTGGTAGTGATCCAAGTGCTAGTGATTTAGAGGTCGGTGAATTAGCCATACGGACTGATTCGGGTAAGATTTTTACTAAAAAAGATAACGGATCTGTAGCAGAAATATCAGGTGGCGGCGGTATAGATGATGGAGATAAAGGAGATATTACTGTCAGCAATGGTGGCGATACTTTTGTTATTGATAATGGAGTTATAACATCTGCCAAGATTGCAGATGGAGCTATCGCATTAGCTGACATGGGTGCGTCATCTGTGGGAACTAGTCAGTTGGTTGCTGGTGCGGTAACAAATGACAAGGTTTCCTCAAGTGCAGCGATAGCTGGAAGTAAAATTGCAAATGATTCCATAACAGCGACTCAAATAGCAAATGATTCTATAACAGCTAATGAGTTATCTAATAATTCTGTAGGAAATTCTCATATTATTGATGGAACTATTACTAATTCTGAAATAAACGGAAGTGCAGCGATAGCTGGAACAAAGATTTCTCCTGATTTCGGAAGTCAAAATATATCTACTACTGGTGGATTGTTGATAGGAGATACTACTGCTATGAACGCCAACTTTGGTGCTGGTGTTTTAGAACTTTCAAGAAGTGGCGGTGCAGAGTTAGTTCTTCGTAGAAAAGATACATCTATTGGTGCTAATAATTCTCTAGCAAGAATTGAGATTATGGGTAATGATCCCGACACTTCTGCTGAACGAGTTGGTGCTGTAATGGCATTTAGTTGTCCAACTGGGCAAAGTTGGAGCGGTAGTAATCATGTAACTAATTTTACTCTATCTACTTGCAAACCCGGATCTACTACAAGAACTACAAGTTTTTTTGTTGGCGGTGCTGGTAATAAAGATCATAATGTTTTGATCGGTAATGCTAGTGGTAGCAATATGGAGAACTACTATCTAGGCATTAGAGGTAATGAAAATTCAAGTGATGGAGATTCTACCAATCAAGTAAACTTTGGAATTTTAAATCAATCTCAAAGTTCTTCCGCACAATCAGTAATAGATTTTAGACTAGGACAGGCAAGTATATCAAATACTACAGGTGTAAGACTAATTGCTGGAAAGATGTCTGGTTGGAATAATACAGCATCAACCAGAGATGGAAACTTTAAAATTCAAGTTGCTAATAATGCTACGCTTACTACAAGGCTTTATATAAATAATGCTGGTCGGGTTGGACTCGGAAATATCGCACCCTCAGAGACACTTGACGTAACAGGAAACATTGCAGTATCAGGAACAGTTGATGGGGTTGATATAGCTGCAAGAAATACTCTTTTTGGTGGTTTGACTTCTAGCTCTGGTGTATTGACTAACGGAGTTACAGCAACAACTCAATCAGCAAGCGATAACTCTACCAAAGTTGCTACAACAGCTTATACAGATACAGCAATATCAAACCTAGTTGACTCCAGCCCTAGCACCTTAAATACTTTAAATGAACTTGCAGCAGCACTTGGAGATGACGCTAACTTTTCAACAACAGTTACCAACTCAATAGCAACAAAACTACCTCTTGCTGGTGGTACGTTAACAGGAAGTCTTGGCGTAACAGGCGATATTACTTGTACTTCAGATTTAATTCTTGATTCAACTAATACTGATTACCCAAGAATTACACTACATTCAAATGCTACAGGCATAAGAAAATATGCAATTATCAATGGTCAAGGTTGGAATCAAGATGCCTTATTAATCTATGACTTAGATGGTGA